CCACAATTTTAAACCTATCTCCTTACACCTCATAACGCAGTCATCTCCATTCACCATAAGTGTTGTTTGCGCTATCGTCATAGCCTTTGACGATGCCAACTCCAACACCCACCTGCACAAAGCTGCATTTGCAATGCACAGGACCGGGAATGAGACCACTGAACCCATTAATTGCCCCCATCGTTGTGGCCTGACATCCTCAGCATCATCTGGATTAACCAAATTATGCCGTGTCATGGCCTCGAGGAACATTTTCCGATATTCTTTATCTATACCGCACAAATCACATATCTCCTGCACGATACATTCCGAGACCCACGGTGCTAACTCATTTGTTGCAGAGGAATAATCCCCTGACAGATAGAATTCACCGTCTGGTAATTTAGCGCCCAACCGCTCCATCACATTCCAAATGGATACAGGTTCCCCTATCAACGCAAAAGCGGGGTGACTCTTCAGAGTTGTCCAGAGGAACTTCTGCATGGCTTTCAAAAGAAATCCGCGCAGCGCACTACCCTTTGTAATCACCCTTACTTTGAGTGACTCAGATAGTGCAACCAATTTCACATGGTTTATTTCTCCCTCCACGTTTACAACCTCCTCACAATCCTTAACAAAATTGTCAAAGACTGCCTCCAAATCACTATAATCGGCCACCCATTCTTCACGCGGTGCACCGATATATTCCTCGCCTCTTACCGACTTGAACCCCACGAGTGATGGACCCACCGCAACGCCATGTTTATATGTCGTATATCCCTTGAACTCAGCAAACTGCTGCAAGGTCGCGTATGCCCCACCATCCGCACGGGAGGAAGCTATCGAAGCAGAGATACTAGGGAAGAAAATCGAGCGCTTGCGCGCCTTCATATAATCCCCAAAATCCTGCTTACCGAAAAGCTCCCGTACCGTACGTCGGAGTTCTCCTTCTACCGAGTGCCGGTTAAGCACAGTTTGTACACTGGCCGGCATGTCCCTTAACACCTCTTTCTCTTCTATCAATTGTTCCCCAACTACTTCTACTCCTGGATCCGGCAACTTCCGATCGTCCGTCAACGCCTTAAATGTCTTGCTCAAACTTTCAGCAAGTTCCGCTTTCCCCGGCCGGGGACATCCCTTCTTCAGTTGAAGAACGGATGCGAGAAATGAGTCTCGCTGCGGAGAGCGTAAAATACGTTCGATATACCTACCCCCAATACCCCCACAGAGGAACTTAGGTTCTTCAGGTCTCGTATTAGGACACTTGGGTGCCGACGCCAGTTGGCGAGTGCGACTGTGGAAGAAGGCAGCGAATTTCCATTTCGCATACTTCATCCACCCCCCAATACCTAATTCATTGGATCTCTCAACCCAATGGTTAGTCGTAGTTAAATAACTACGATCCACACGAGAGCCCTGAGGACCCTTAGTCCCCCTTGGAGTAAGGCCATAGGACTCCAAGAGTGTAAACAACGCATTTACACAACCCAAAACCTCAGTTTTCTGATCGAGAACCGCACTTGACATTGTAATATTCACCGGAATGGGAATACTACCTTTGTTGTCAACGCCGCGCTTCAGATCACCGAGCTCCACACCTCCCACAGACAGTCCATCGGACGTTCTTATGGTCGCCACAGCCTGCAAGGAATTTGCGGGTGCCGTGGGCGCTGTAAGGGTGGGAGGGGCAGAGGGAGAAACCTCTACCAACGGTAATAAGCCTGTAGCATTAAACACTTGCATCACAGGTACCTGTTTTTAATTTTATCAAAATGAT